CGTCAAATCGGACGGCGATTGGTTCATCAACTGCCCGCGCATCAGGGCGACAGGCGCGAAGGTTTTACGCTGGAAGGAGTGAAAATGGCAACTATCAGAGCAAGGAAGATTGCAGGGATTGCTTACGATGTAAAATGCTGCATAGCCGGTAAGGATGAGCAATTTACCGGAGAAACAAGCAATCTTAATTACATCGAGTTGTTTTTGAGTATCACCAATGGCAACCCATCATCGTTATTTATTCCTGTCGGAAATGACCGTTATATAAGCGTCAAAACCATAGAATCAATTTTCATCACGAAATTGCTTGAGGACTGATATGTCGGCAACCGCGAACTGGTCCTATACCGCCACGGCGACCATCTGGCGCAAGCTGGAAGGCAATGACGAATACGGCGATCCGCTGGGCTATGCCGAACCTGAGCAAATCCTCTGTGATTACGAGGGCGGTCTCAGCAAGAGGTTAGCCAGTCTGGGAGCTGAAATCGTCGTGAAGAACACCGTTTGGACGGAGTTCGCGCTGGCGGCCGCGGGTGATTACCTGATGATTGGCGTGTCGACAGAAGCAGACCCGGTTGTGGCTGGTGCCGACGAGGTGCGGCAGGTTATCCGCTATGCCGACACTTTCGAGCGACTGGCGGATGATTATGCGATACTAACTGGCGTATGATTTCAACGGAGGTGTTCTGATGTGCATCAGCCTGGCTGTTATAATACTCGGTGTTGCAACTATCGCCATTTCCTCCAGAAGCATATTCGAGATGTGGCGATGGCTACGCGAAAACCCCAAAAATTAAGGTCGCTACGGCGGCCTTTTTTATTGCCTGGAGAAAGCCATGGGCATCAAAGTTAAGGGCATAAGTCAGGCCAAGAAACACCTGAACGATGTCATCAACGACGTTAAGGGCCGCAAGGTAATTCGCGCGTTGCAGTCGGCGATGATACTTATCGGTGACCGGGCGGCATATTACACCCCGATCGACACCTCCACGCTGGTTAACAGTCAGTTTCGTGAAATCGACGCTGGCGGCGTGTTCATCACCGGGCGCATCGGCTACTCAGCCAACTATGCTGCGTACGTTCATGAGGCTTCAGGCAAGCTGAAAGGTCAGCCGCGCGCGCACTTCGGCGTGACCAGTAACCGGTCTGAGTTCGGTCCGCAGAAACCGAAAGAGTTCGGCGGCGGGACCGGAACGGGCAACTACTGGGATCCGCATGGTGAACCGCAATTCCTGACCAAAGGCGCGAATGACGAGCGCGATAACGTTGATGCAGTGATGCGCAAGGAGCTTTCGCTATGAGCAGAGATACATTCCACCACTGTGAAGATGGCCGTGGGCATCGGCAGGTATTTGTTAATGGCAACAAAATTAGCCGTGTCGTATGGGCTGATGAAGAGAAAGGGGTTGTGTGTTTTCATCCTGAACCGCTTAGATGCCATAGGCGAGGACCTTTGCGTGTCTATTCACGCAAACTGCGAGGCAAGGTGACGGTTGTCTTTAATGACGAGGCGAAAACCAAATGACACCCATGATGCACGAGCGGGTGCGAAACATGTTCGGCGATGCTGGGCTAACTATCGGCTTCACGGTGCAGCAACTGATGTACGACGACCCGGGTGACCTGTCGAAGGCGATAATGGTGTTCAGACCAAACGGCGGGTCGAATATTCGAACTGACCTCGGTTCTGAGTATCACGTCCTGGTCGACGTCGTCGGCGCGAAGGACAAGCGCAAAGACGCGCTCAATGCCGTGCAGCGCATCGTCGATTACGTCCAGGCCAACCCCATGGCGGACGAGTGTGTCGGATACATCCAGAACATGGGCGCAATTCCCGCGCCGGTGCTCACAGAAGAAGGGCGAATAGTGTTCCGACTCCAGTTCGCCTGCACTTACGGCGAATAGCCATTCCCAACCAAATAACCCGCTTCGGCGGGTTTTCTTTTATACGTCAAAGAGGAGTTTCACATGGCTAATTGCCAGAACTCGAACGAGCGCCTGTTCGGCGGTGCGGTCGTGCTGGAAGTCGCCGATGGCTGCCCGGACGTCAAGCCACTTGAATCTGAGTGGATGGCGCTGGCCGCTGGCACAACGAAGGGATTTGACTTCAACCCTAACACCACAACCAGCGATGCTGATGATGGTGGTGGCTACGTAGAATCTATCGTCACTAATAGTGACTTCACTATCTCATTTGATGGTGAGGTCCGGGTGCGGGATAAGCTGGATCAGTATGGCTTCGGGCGCTTTACCCGGTATTTTCACACTGAAGTAGCTGCACGTCGTCAGCCTGGCATGTGGGTTAGACTGAACTACGGGCCGGTGGAATTTGTAGGCTACATGAACATTACCGCCCTCAACTCCAGCGGCGGGACGAACGATATCACCCCATTCACCACTGAGTTTAAGGTTGGTGACGCAAGCACTATCGAGGTTAATGAAAACAACTCGGTAGCAGTGACTGGCGTGACGGTAACCCCGACTACCAGCACCGGCACGGCAGGCGGTACCAGCACCTTTACGGTGAATATTGCACCAACCGGCGCTACCAACAAAGACTTTACTGTAGCGACTACCGATGCGACCAAGGCAACGGCTACCGCCTCAGGCAACACCGTTACCGTGACGCGCGTCGCCACCGGCAGCGCACAGATCATCATCAACACCGAAGACGGCAACTTCGTGGCCGTGCATACGGTTACCGTTACCTAACGGATATTCCAAAGGGCGGCGTGCTGCCCTTGATAATGACCGTTTACTGGAAGGCCTATGACTGCTTTAACCGATATTGGCGAAATCTCAATTAGCGACAGCCGCGAAGGCGGGAAAGACTACCTGCTGCGGCCTTCATTCGAGGCCATGACTAGAATCGGCACTCCCGAAGAGATTGTGCAGGCGTACGCCACTATCCACGGCAATGATGTCGCTCAGCTCATTGAGGTGTGCGCTGGCACGCTGGGGCGCTTCCCTGCCTGGCTATCCCCATCATTCAACCGCGCTGCTGAGAAGCTTTTCTTTGCATCATGGCAAGTTTTGCAGGCCTGCTGCGATGACGACCTGACGCCAATGATAGGCGAGTGGAAAGGGTGGCGGCACTGCATCGTATACCGACCGGGCAGATTGCCAAAGAACGACATCATCGTGCTGGCGCAGCACCTCATGCAGCACGGAGTTGTAGGGAAAGCCAAGGTAAGGCAGCTACAACGACACGAAACAGGCGAGAAGACAACCGAGTTTAGGGCGCTGGATTACGTCGTGGCCGCGCAGACTCATTTTCGGATGAGCGAGGCCGAGGCGGTCAGGCTGACAATGACAAAATTTCAGATGCTGCTGGCGGCTAAATACCCGGACCAGAAAGGCTTCACTCGCGATGAATACGACAGCATCGCCGACGAGTACCTGGCTAAACAGGCCGCACGCAGGGCAAAAGCAAAGCAATAACCGGAGAATGACATGGCAGGTGAGAAGAACGCCGGTAGCATCGTTTATGAAATCAGCGCCGACGTTGAGCCGCTGCTGCAGGGCGGTAAACAGGCCATTGATGCTCTGGATAAACTGGATGCTGCAGCCCAGCAGTCCGGCAAGGGAATGGACAACCTCGATCAGAGCGCGTCACAAACCGGATCCGCTTTTACTGAACTGGCCGGTTACGCCAACTCCATGGATAACCAGCTGCGCAAGCTGAACACCAACGTAAGCGGAATTGCCCGCGCTATGGAAGAGGCCCGCAGCGGTACCGGCGGCGCGAGCAGTGAATTCAGCCGAGCCGAATCCATCATCGAGGCGCTGGGTAACCAGCTGGCTGTGCTGGACGAAGCGCAGGAGAATGGCGCGCGTAGCGCCGCAGTTCTGGCTGCTCAGTTGCGTGCCGGGTCGAAAGCGACAGACGAAGAAAAGCAGAAGATCGGCGAACTGACTGGTCGTCTGTATGATATGAAAACCGGTGTTGAAAATGGCGCAAAGGGTACTGGTAGCTGGAAAACCAGCATGCAGCAGGCCGGTTATCAGGTTCAGGACTTCATAGTGCAGGTGCAGGGAGGACAGTCTGCGCTGGTGGCGTTCGCTCAGCAGGGCTCGCAACTCGCTGGTGCATTCGGTCCTGGTGGCGCAGTCGTTGGCGCCATAATAGCGCTTAGCTCTGTGCTGGCTGGCGTGCTAATTACTTCTCTGAATGGCGGTA